GTAGAAGTAAAAAACTTAAATTGTCTAAGAAAGGAGTGAAGATTTTAAATGGAACAACCAGCTAAATTAAAAAAATATGTTTATGATGAAGATAATCCCCGTCAAATAATTTGGGATTCTTCAAGTCTATCTACATTTTTAGCGTGCCCTAGACTCTATAATTTATCTAACTTATTAGGATATAAGTTAAAGATGTATGCTCCCGTTACAGGATTTGGATCAGCTGTTCACGATGGGTATGAAGTATTAGACAGATGTAAATTTGAAAAGAAAAATAAAGAAGAAGCTGTGCTTGAAGCAGTAACTCACATCATAAAAGAATGTGGGGAAGATTTAAATAAGTCACAAGATAAGGCGCGTGGACTTGAGGCGGCAATGAGAGCTGTAGTATGGCGAGCAGAAGAATATTGGGAAGATACTTTAAAGATTGCAACTATGCCTAATGGTGCCCCCTGTTTAGAGCAGAGGTTTGAAGTTCCATTTGGTACACAAGGTCATAGGTTGTCGGGTCGGATTGATAAGATCGTGGAGTTGGATAATCGTTTATACTTATGTGACACCAAGACCACCAAGACTTCTTTAACGGATTTATATTTTAGAAATTTTCAACCTAATAATCAGATCTATGCTTACATATGGGCGGCGAGAAATATATTGGGGTTGGATATCGCAGGTTTTATTGTTGACGCTATACAAACAGGAGTTAATTTCTGTAGATTTAATAGAAGTATATTTAATGTATCACAAAAATCCATTGATGAATGGTATATAGATGTACAATACGCCATTGGTTTAGCTGATGCGTATAGTGTTAACGAATATTATCCCGCGAACTTTACATCGTGCGGAAATTATGGTGGGTGCAAGTTCAGAGAAGTGTGTGCGGAATCTCCCGATCACAGAAAAATTATATTAAATGAGGATTTTATAAAGGAACTTCACGCTGATTTAGTGGTGGATAATGTTATTCACGTTGATAAAAATATTTTTAAACAAAAGAAAAATAAATGAAGTTAATAATTTTATTGCTATTTTTATTCAGTTTAAATGGGTGTGCCTTTATGGTTGCAAAAGAAACGGCTAAAGTTATTGATACTGTTTTGGAAGATGATCCTAATCCAACAAAGAAGGAAAAGATATTAAAGAAACAACAAAGCAAAATGAAGTCAAACAAAAATAAAGCGCGGGAATTTTATTGCAATAAAGTAAAAGACCCGATAAAATGTAAGGATTTAGAATGAAAAAAGAACAGAACCAGGCAGAAAAAAATTGGGATAGTTTCCTTCCATTTTATTCACAATGGTATTGGCAAGAGGCATTGATGTATCCATATGAAAAAACGAAAGTATATTATCACGGACCGCGTGAAGAATGGATGAATCTTATGGAGGATGAAGATGAGTAAGGCAGACTTAAAAAGAAAAAGACATAAGGGCAGGCGTAAGGTCGGCTCACAAAAGAGACGCAATCGTAGGCGTATCCGTTTAGGATTAAAGGTACGAAGAAAATAGTTGTTGACAATTATTTTATTTATGATAGACTATGAAAATTATAGGAGACAAAAACATGGCAAGTATTAAAGATCATATATCAACTGATGTAACTAAACTGTTACTCGTAGGAGATAGTGGTTCTGGAAAGACGGCTTCATTAGCGGCATTAGCCAATGCAGGATATAATTTACGTATCTTGGATTATGATGACGGCTTGGCTATTCTTCCAGAATTTCTAAAACCTGATGCAGTAGACAAGGTTAGTTATGTTACGTTGAAAGACCCGATAGGAAAAGCGGACGCTTTTCGTAAAGGGGTTAACCTTATTTCCAATTGGAAAGATAAGGAAGAAGAGTTTGGACCTGTAGGTAAATGGACATCTAAAGATGTGTTGGTTATCGATAGTTTAACCTTGATGGGTGAAGCGGCTTTGAGGGGGGCACTTGTATTTAATAACAAGAAGCCGACCGATCAAGCTAGTCAACCCGAATGGGGAACAGCCGCGCGTGATGTCCAGCACATCATTCAATACCTTACGGGTTCAGAAGTTCCGTGTAATGTGGTAGTGACAACACATATGCAATACATGGAAGGTGACATGGGTGTGTCGAAAGCATATCCAACTAGTGTCGGTTCAAAATTATCTACTAAAATTGGTAGGTATTTTAACTGTGTATGCAGAATAGATACTAGAAGTTCTAGTAAAGGTGTCGAGAGAACTTTACGTACAGTGTCGGATCACCGCATGGATCTAAAGGTAACGGCTCCAAAATTAATTGAGCCCAATACTGTGTTGGATCTTGCGAAATTGTTTGATTCGATTCAAAAAAATGCTCGACAAAGATTATCCAATAAGGATAATGTAATCAACATCAAGACAGGAGGCAAATAATGGCTGATGTTACTGACTTTTTAGCAATGAATCCAGAAGATATTGCTGATACAATCACTCTGCCTGAGGGTAGTTATGATTTTGTTATCACAAGCTATCGCACGGACAGAGTTGGTGAAAATCAAAACCAAATTGTGCGTCTCAACTGTAAAGCACAAGCAGTTCTGGAATCTGATATCACTGATGCAGATCTAGAGAACTGTGACGGCACTCGGTTGGAATTTTGGGCAACCAAGAAAGCACTTAGACAGGGCAATCCTGTCATTTCGCTTAAAGCTTTTCTGACAAAGACACTCGGTATGAGTGGTAATTCTTTTGGGGAAATGCTTGAGCAGACTATCGGTCAATCGTTTAGTGGTATCGTTAAGCACGAAATGGTTGGGCGCAATAAAGATATATTGCAAGCTTCAGTATCTAGGATATTGGCTAAGAATTAATATATCATGGGTGAGTATGCTGTAAGAAGACGTGTTTCATCTCAGTTAAAAGAAGGGGCGAAGATCGCTATCGTGATGGACTTCCCTTCTTCCAATGAGGTACGTTTAAATAAAATACTTGCAGGAGATTTTATTATTAATAAAATTTGTAGAATGGCAGGGATACAAATAGAAGATTGCATGCTCACCCACACCTTTCAATTAAAACCTGCGCAAGATAATTTACAAAATTTTTTTCACAAGAGATCTGAATATAAGGCTTTGTGCAAAGAGAGTGAGTGGCGCTCCTCCTATCCAAATACCACCTCTGGTTACCTCAAGCAGGAGATGGAGCAAGACTTACAACGTTTGTACAATGAACTCAATGAAACAAATCCCAATGTCATTATAGCAATGGGAGGCGTTTCATTGTGGGCGTTGACAGGATTTGATAAAGTTAAAACATATCGTGGCGCTATCATACCTTCCAACTCCCCTCATTTAAATAGAGAATTTAAAATAATAACTACTTATCCTTCGCATACAGTGGCAAAGAATTATGATTTTAGAGCACATCTTTTTTCAGATTTTAAAAAAGCTAAAAGAGAATCAGAAATTAAAAGTATTAATTACATAGATAGAAAGTTATGGATTGAACCAACCATAGATGATTTGTATACGTTCAAAGATAAGTATATAGATTCATGCGGTGAACTTAATCCTTTATCTTTCGATATAGAAACAGCGGAAGGGCAGACTAGGTGTATTGGATTTGCCCCCTCTTTAAGACACGCTATTGTTGTACCGTTTTGGATGCCCAACCCACATTTTAAAAATTATTGGTCACCCAAGGATGAGGTTAAAGCATGGGCATGGGTTAAAGATTTATTGGAAAACGAAAACATAATTAAGGTCGCACAGAATCAAACTTATGATGTGTCGTGGTTATCATTTAAAAATAATATAAAAGTCAAAGGACTTATACATGATACCATGCATGCTCATCATGCTTTGCAACCTGAAATGGAAAAAGGTTTGGCATTTCTAGGCTCCATATACACTAATGAAGGTGCATGGAAAACATTAGCCAAGTTCTCAAAGAGCACAAAAGCTGATGAATAGTGAAGCGACCAAATTTTTTTACGGCAAAACCTTTTGACGATAAATGGCAAGAGGCGGAAACCCATGTCCGTCTTTGGCGGGCGACCTTGGATCAATTGTTGCAAGACTTGATATATATGGGCGGCGGAAAGGAGGACAGAAAAGCTCACTTAAGTGCGTGGGAATGGTTTGAAAATGAGCAGGATGCATTTGATCTAGTGTGTGACTTGGCGGATTTAGATCCTGTAAGAACAAAAAAAGAATTAAATAATTTAGTGGAGAGAATACATGGCAGTAAAGATAGAAGAAAACTTAAAGACCGCTTTAAAATTATTGAGCGGAAAAAGACAACACGAGTACGGAAATAAAAAAGAGAATCATGAAAATATTGCTCGTCTTTGGTCTGCTTATTTAGACCATCCTTTATCTGCACATGATGTTGCTATCCTCATGTTATTATTAAAGGTAGCGAGAGCAAAATTTGGAAATCCGAGTTCCGATACATACATTGATATGGTGGGATACTCAGCAATTGCAGGAGAATTAGCTGATGAAGATAATAAAAAACACAGAGATAAGTAAGATAGATTTAGATTCTGAACAGACAGAGTGGGTTTATTGTGCTCTTGATTGCGCCTTGACATATGAAATATGGGATAAGGTACATAAGGAGTTTGATGGACTTACTAAAAAAACATACCTGTTTGAATTAGATAGTTTACGACCAGCGATGGACATGATGTTGCGTGGTCTGCGTGTGGATGAAGAGGAAGTAAAGACAAGAAAGAAAATTTTAAGGGAGAGAAGATTAAAGTTGGAACGCATGCTCAATTTATTTTCTCAATCTGTTTGGGAAAAAGATTTAAACCATAACAGTCCCGTTCAACTTAAGAAAATTTTATATGAATATCTGGGACTGCCACCTGTCATATCATACAAGGGGGGCAAGCATAAGGTATCCACGGACAGGGCGGCGCTTGAACAACTTGGGGAATTTTATCCAAGAGCCAAGCCTTTCTGTCATACCATACTTGCGTTGCGTGACATAACTAAACAGCTTTCTGTCTTGGATTCCAAGCGGGATGAAGATGGAAGGATACGTTGTTCTTACAATGTGGCAGGCACGGAGACGGGCAGATGGTCATCATCTGGAAGTCCATGGCGAACAGGAACTAATCTGCAAAATGTTACAAAAGAATTGCGTTCCATATTTATTCCTGATGAAGGAAAGATAATGTTCTATGCAGATCTGGAACAAGCGGAATCAAGAGTTACAGCTTATATTGCAGGTGATGAAAATTATATAAATGCATGTGAGAGTACGGACTTGCATACTGAGGTTGTGAAGATGGTATGGCCCAACTTGGGTTGGTCTGATGATCTTGCACAAAATAAAGAGCTTGCTAATAAACCTTATTATTTACATTTCACTTATCGTGACATGTGTAAACGAGCGGGACATGCTACAAATTATGGTGTATCTCCTAATGCATTGGCGAAACATTTAAAAATAAAAGTGTCACATGCTACAAGATTTCAGTTGCTTTATTTTGGTGGTGTGGTACCATTAGCTTCTTTGGAACGATGGCATAAACAGGATAGAGAAGGAGGTTTTCAAGAATTGATAGACACGGGAGAAATTGTAGGTAAACTTGTAAAAATTAAAGGGGCGTTTCCTGGGATACGCACTTGGCATACGGGAGTTTCTAATGAATTAAAACAAACAGGTTGTTTGATCACACCTATGGGAAGACGCAGACAATTTTGGAGTAGGTTAAATGATAACTCTACACTGAGACAGGCGATTGCTTATGTTCCTCAATCAACGATAGGAGACCTACTTAATTTAGGATTGTTAAAAGTGTGGCAGAATTTAAGACATGCGGGTTTAGACATACTGGCGCAAGTGCATGATGCCATTCTTGGTCAATGTTATATTAACAAAGTAGATACATTAATGCCTCAAGTCTTGGAGCAAATGAATAACTCTTTGGAAATTAAGGGAAGAAAAATGATTATACCTTCTTTAATTGAAGTGGGTTACACATGGAAGGATATGAAACCATGGATGAAATAAAAAAAATATACGTGGAAGATGGAAAGATACTAGTAAAAGAAGGGGAATTTTCTACCATATGCAATGAGGCAGAGATAGAAGGACCTTCATTAATAAGAAACAAAGATGGAAATGTATGGATTGAAACTAAAGCTAAAGTAATTAAAGTAGTCCATATACCTTCAGAAAACATTAAGTTTCTAGATGAAAAATAATGGCGCGAAATTATACAGACTATGTAAAGGCATGTGTTGATGCTATTAAGGAAAGTCCCATCCCTAAAACTTTTGCAAGATGGACGGCGCTTTCTGCGGTGGCAGGCGCAGTGGGGAGACGAGTGTGGTTTCCTATGCCTAACTATGATATAGGTTCTAATTTATTTATAATTCTTATTGCATCTCCAGGACGTAATAAATCTGTAAGTTTAATACTTCCTTTTACAAAAATATTTAACAGGCTTACTACGCCTGTGGGTACACAAGAAGAAGATCATAATTTTAATTCTGGTCTTGATGAATATGGGTTAAGAAAATTTCCTCTCTATCTTATTCAAGATAGAATTACTCCAGAAAAATTAGCGGTTGACATGGCAAAGGTAACACGTATGGATTTACGTTTAAGTAATCCGCGTCAAGAACAATTCTTTGATTCATCTTTGACTTTAGTTACATCTGAATTTGGTACGTTCATGACAAGAAGTGAAAGAAGTCTTCAATTTTTTTTAACGGATATGTGGGATAGCAGAGAAACTTACAGCTATAAAACAAAAACAGCGGGTGAATACATCATAGAAGGTCCTTGTTTGAATTGGATTGCATGCGCAACACCAGAACAGTTCGTGGATAATTTACCAGAGGATGCAAGATCACAAGGGTTGTTATCAAGAATGCTTCCCATATTTTATGAAGGGGAAAGAATACCACAAGACTTAACACAAAAAGTTATAAGTGATAACACGATTGATAATTTAAGAAATGATTTAGGTTCCATTGCAAAAATGTATGGACCCATGACATTTGATAAGGATGCTTTTGATGAAGCTAATGAAGATATTTATAACAACATACAACCAGAACCAATTGATCCTCACCTATCAGAATATTGTCAACGAAGGGTGTCACATTTTTTAAAGGTCGCTGTATCCGTGTCCGCTTCACGCAGATCAACAAGAAAGATAATGAAAGAGGATTGGGAAACAACAAAAGAGATCATGTTTGAAATGGAAAAGAGCATGCCCAAAGCCTTGGAAGGTTTCGGCATGGCGAGAACAGGTAGGATAGCACATGACATGAAGGTGTGGCTGGAGGCCACAATGGCTTTGAAAAAGAGAGGACATGTCAATCTTAGGGCGTTCAAGAGGGAAGTCCTTAGAAAAATTGCCAATCCAGGTGAGCTGGACCAGACCATCCGAGCGATGGTTGACTCTGGTTACATAAAAGTTGAAGGAAATATTGTGTTTCCATCAAAAAGTAATTGACCCCGATGGGTAAAGATGATATACTGCTTATCGGTGTGCGTGTAAGGAACTTATGAAAATTGATATTGATATAACAAAAGATAATCTATTGCCACGAAACGCTGTGAATATCTTAAAGGATAGGTATCTGTTACCTACAGAGGAGACTCCACAAGAAGCTTTTGCCCGAGCATGTGTAGCATTTGCTGATAATAAAGCACATGCAGAAAGATTATATAAATATGTTTCAAATCTTTGGTTTATGTTTGCTTCTCCACTTCTGTCAAATGGAGGAACAGATAGGGGTTTGCCTATCAGTTGCTTTTTAAATTATGTACCCGACAGCAGAGAAGGACTAGCGGCGCACTATACTGAGAACATCTGGTTATCTAGTATGGGGGGCGGAATAGGGGGTTATTGGGGCCATATTCGCTCACAGGGACAGTCAACCAGTAAAGGTAATAAAACTACAGGGGTGATTCCATTTATGCACGTAGTGGACTCTCAAATGGTGGCATTTAATCAAGGCGCTACCAGACGCGGCTCCTATGCTAGCTATATGGACATATCCCATCCAGAAATTATAGAGTTTATAGAGATGAGAAAGCCTGCAGGTGGTGACATCAATAGAAAGAATCTTAATCTTCATCATGCTGTCATAGTGCCTGATAAATTCATGTGGGCGGTGGAGAAAGACGAGGATTGGACTTTAGTAGATCCCAATAGCAAGGATAAAGTTAAGACAATTAAAGCTAGAAGCATTTGGATAAAGATATTGGAGGCTAGAATATCCACGGGTGAGCCTTACATCATGTTCATTGATACAGTTAACAGGGCATTGCCTAAAGAATTAAAGGACAAAGGATTAAAGGTACATCATTCTAATTTATGCAGTGAAATAACATTGCCAACTAATGAGGAAAGAACAGCCGTCTGTTGTTTATCAAGTGTTAACCTAGAATACTTTGACGAGTGGTCTAAGGAGGAATTATTCATAGAGGACTTAATGAGAATGTTGGACAACACTCTCACTAAATTCATAAAGGGTGCCCCCTTGACCATGAAGAAAGCCATTACAAGTGCGGAGTCTGAACGTTCAGTGGGATTGGGAGCCATGGGTTTTCATTCTTATTTACAACGCAACGGTATTGCATTGAATAGTCCACTGGCTATGGGTCCTAATATAAAAATATTCAAGTACATCAAAAAGAAATGTGATGCGGCGAATTTAAAATTAGGAAAAGAAAGAGGAGAAGCGCCTGACCTTAAGGGAACAGGTAAAAGATTTGCACATATGACAGCCATAGCTCCTAATGCCAGCAGTTCTATCATATGTGGCAACACATCTCCCAGTATAGAACCCTTACGTGCTAATGCGTTTACGCAAAAGACACTGAGCGGTTCTTTTTTAATTAAGAATAAATATTTGAAAAAATTATTAGAGGAAAAAGGAAAGGATATAAAAGATGTTTGGAAGATTATTATATCTAATACAGGAAGTGTCGAATCACTTGATTTCCTCAATGCGCAAGAAAAAAATGTATTCAAGACAGCGATTGAAGTTGACCAGGCGTGGCTTGTGGACTTGGCTTCGGAGCGTCAAAAATATATTTGTCAAGCGCAAAGTTTGAATTTATTTTTCCCACCAGATGTGAACGTGAGAAAATTAAACAACGTGCATAAGCGTGCATGGCATAAGAAGTTGAAAACTCTTTATTATTGCAGAAGCGAGGCGATCAAGAGAGCGGAAAACATATCAATAAAAATAGAAAGAAAGGTAAGGGAAGACCATGATGATTGTGTCATGTGTCAAGCATAGGTGAAATTATGAGCATATTTAAAAAAAGAAATTACTACAAACCGTTTGCGTATCCATGGGCGTTCGAGGCTTATGACATGCAGCAAAAAATGCACTGGCTTCCATCGGAAGTTTCATTGCATGAAGACATCAACGATTGGAATAACAGAATGAGTGAGTCGGAAAAGAATCTGGTGAAGCAGATACTGACCTTCTTCACTCAAGGAGACGTGGATGTTGCTCAAGCCTACATGGATGTTTACATCCCCTTATTCAAACCATTGGAGATACGCATGATGCTGTCCGCCATAGCCACCAATGAGGCCGTGCATGCACACGCCTATTCATTATTGAATGACACGGTGGGAATGGATGACAGTGATTATCAAGCTTTCCAAGAGATAAAAGCAATGAATGACAAGCATGAATACTTGTGGAAAAACAAAGGGGGCACCGCGGACGAGCAAATGGTGCGCGACATAGCGGTGTTCTCGGCGTTCGGCGAGGGGCTTCAACTGTTTGCAAGCTTCGTCATGCTGTTGAATTTCCAGCGCTTCGGCAAGATGAAAGGCATGGGGCAAATTGTCGCATGGTCCATTCGTGATGAATCACATCACGTGGAGAGCATGATCAAGCTGTTGCATTGCCTGTTGGACGAAAAACCTGAGGTATGGAACGATAATTTCAAGAAAAGTTTATATGATATATGTCGTGACATGGTGTCACTTGAGGATAAGTTTATTGATTTGGCGTTTGACATGGGTCCTGTTGAGGGACTTACGCCAGATGAAGTTAAACAATATATACGGCATATAGCAGATAGAAGACTACTACAGCTAGGGTTAAAGCCTAACTATGGAGTCAAAGACAACCCACTCGAATGGGTCGATTGGGTGGTAAGTGGCTTAGAACATACTAATTTCTTTGAGAACAGAGCTACGGAATATGCGAAGGGTGCCATGACGGGCACTTGGGCGGATGCATTTTAAGCTTGACACGAATTGCAAAGTATGATAGTATTAAAGTTCAAGGGGGGCACAAAAGGCAACTTGATTCTACAGATGGGGATACCCTACAAGGAGTTAAGTTGCCTTTAGCTTTTTAAGGAGTGTGTGATGAAAGAACTCAGCAAAAAAGATTATAAGATATACTTGAAAGAGTATAGGGAACGTGGTGCGTCTAATCTTAGACGATCACGCAGTAGGTTTTTGAGTAAACAGGAAACAGAACAAGCTTATCGTGATTACTTGAATTGTCAAGCCATGATAAGAAACATGAATTGGAAAATGAAGAATGGTTATTGGTTGTATGATGATTTGCCTAACGGTCATTTTGTAAATCACTTTAGAGTTGTAGCGTCAGGTGATCCTGATAGAGTGGGCAAATTGGTGGATAGTTTCGGAAGGGAGTATGATGTACCAAGAAAAGGAAACTAAGTACGATGGCTTTGCCAAAAAACTTTTCTATGATTTTAGAAAGATTAAAAAGAAATTGCCCTATTGGGAGCGACTTAATTTTAGAGACAGAGATGAGTGGCGTGGTATCGCTCAGCTTATAAAGAGGGAAAGAAAGTATCACAAAAAACTACGCAAGAAAATGAAACTAAAAATAGGAGACACAAATGAAAAACAAATTACAAGAAACAGTTAACGCTTTAGTATTAGCCAAAGGAAGCAAATCTGATGCAGCTAGAAGTTTAAATATTCCTCGTACTACTTTTATAAGTAGATTAGAATCAGCAGAACGCGCAGGAATAAAACCCACTGTTAAATCCCCTAACTTGGAAGTAGCTTTAGCTGAACAAAAAATGGTCTCTGATTTACAGATACGTGACCTTAAGAAACAGTTAGAAGAATCCATACAGCAAAATGTAACCTCAGATTATGTGCGCAAGCATATATTTAAATTAGGCAAGCATCAAGCTACCCCTCCTAAATGGATAACTAAATCTTCTCCAGCTACGGGAAACCCTGGAGTTCCTACTTTGTTCTTATCTGATTTTCATTACGGGGAGGTAGTAAGACCTGAAGCTGTAGGCAATTTAAACAATTTTAATAAAAAGATTTCGCAATCGCGATTGAAGTCAACTGTGGAAACAGCAATAGACTTATGCCATAATCATATGGTCAACCCTAAATACCCAGGAATTGTTCTGGCTTTGGGGGGAGACATGCTGGCAGGTTCCATTCATGATGAGTTGATAGAATCAAATGACGGCACGAACATAGATCATGTGCTGGATTTATTTGATCAATTGGTCTGGACAATTTCTACTTTAGCTGATAAGTTTGAAAAGGTTTTTATACCAACAGCTTATGGAAATCATTCCCGCATGTATCAACAGTACAGGAATAAAGAAGCGGCTCATCTTAGCTTTGATTGGATGCTGTATAACATGTTGGAAAGACATTTTAAAAGTAATAAAGATACTCGTATAAGATTTCAAATAGCAGATGGGTTTGATACGTACTATAAGATATATGATACAAGTTACTTGCTGACGCATGGTGATAGGTTAGGAGTCCGTGGAGGAACGGGCATAGTGGGAATGCTTGGGCCTATAGCACGTGGTGTTCAGAAGGTAAGATCGGAGTATGCTAATTTTGGTAAGTCCATTAACTATGTTATCATGGGGCACTATCATCAATACATCTCCATTAAAGGGGCCATAGTTAACGGCTCGCTTAAAGGCTATGACGAATACGCTATGAGTAATCGCTTTGCTTTTGAGATACCTAAACAAGCTTTGTGGTTTACACACCCACAATATGGTGTAACTTTCCAGGTTCCTGTGGTCGCCGAGCAAGGCGTTCCTAAGAAACCTAAGAAAGAATGGCTTCAATGGGCGGCATAAAATTATTCAGAGTGGGCAGTAAGGTATTGCAAGTGCCCCCTTTGTCTGATATAATAATCAAAAAATTACGGAGGTAACAATGAGTACAGAAAATACTTGGACACCTGCCCAATCTTTCGCCATTGGCACGGTGAAAATTGGTGGTGATGCCATTAAGGTAGAGGAACCCAAGAAAGAAGAAGAGGATAAAAAGGATGGCGATAAGCAGAAGTCAAACGGGGAAGACAGTGAGTCTAAAGCCTCCTAAACATTTACAGCATAGGGTGATAAAAGCTTCTTCTCCCTTAGAGAAGAAAAAGAAAAAGACACCTTTTCTTCCTGCGACTAAGAAGAATTTTAAAAAGTATAAGCCTAAGAAAATTAAAGCGACAAAATCTTTGACGGCTTCTCAACTTTGGAAATTTGCACCTGATGTTAAAAGTTAATTATGATAAAAATATTTTTTTTATTAATGATATTTTCAACGCCTAATCAACATACTGTCAAGTATAATGCCGCCATATACCCAACAGAAGATATGTGCATAGAGGCGAAGGTAGATTACTTGGAAGCATATAATGCAAAGTCTGCGGAGTACAAAGCGGGAACGAAGACAGAAGCTTTCTGTATAGAGATTAAATCTTTTCCTATTATAGGAATGCCTATGCCACTAGGAGCATAACATGACAAAGAAAAAGAAATGACCTGTAAAAATTGTGATCATAACTGCCATTGCAGTAACGGAGGCTCATGTTGCGGCGGACAATGCGAGTGCAAGGATTGTAATTGCAGTAATGGTAATTTAAAAAAAGGTATTAAAATTTTGTCGGATCTTGATAAAAAAGAATATGAGAAGACTGTGGATTTTGATCCTGACTTTAGTCTTACTGAGCATTAGTATGGCTGGTGGATTAGGAGATTTAATAAAACAGGTTGTTGCTGCTTTTTCTGGTAGTGGTTCTGGAGGTGGTTCAAGCAATTCTAAGCAACAAGTCATTGATTATTTAACAGATAAAGGTTATAGCAATGAAGCTGTTGCAGCAATAACAGCTAACATTGAAGTAGAAACTATTGGTTCTTTTGATCATACTCAAAAAGAAATTGATTATTACGATAAAAATAACAGCCCAGTTTATAAAGAGGATTCTGGTTATGGTTTGTTTCAATTTGATGGCAGTGTGAAAAAACGTTACAATGATTATTTAAATGAGTTTAATAAAGAAGATTCTACAGAATCTCAGATAGATTTTATGGATTCATATACCAAAGGTGACATTAAATATTGGAATGAAGAAGATGAAAAAATGGTTCCTTCTTTAGGTTATGGAAATGTAAATAAATTAAAAGACATATTTGCAAATGAAAAAGATCCAAGTAAGATAGCTGAAAGTTTTAATTCTATTTTTGAAAAAGGTGAGTTAGAAACTGAGTATGGCAATAGAAAAGATATTGCTATAAATATCTACAAAGATTTATAATGGAAAAGGAGTTAAATTAAATGGGCGGATTACCAGTAGAAATGATTACAATGCTTGGCTCATCCTTGTTGGGTGGGTTCATGTCCCTATGGGGGCAAAGCATCAAGGCTAA